TAAGGACTTGTTATTCTACTTGGAATTAAAATTATATCATTTCCTTCATTGTAATAATGATTATCAACTAATGTTGATATTGCAATTACATCTGTTACTGTTGGTGCTGTTACCATTGAAATTGTTTGTGCACCAATGTTAACTGTGTAATCAGTGTTTAATAATTTTTGTACTCCATTTACAAATACTTGTACATCTGATTCAGCTGAAATTGTTTTTGACGGATCAACTGTTGAATCATCTTCTAAACCTGTTACTACACCGTAGTTGTATGTACTACCGTCACCTAAATAATATGTATTGTCGGGACCTCTTAACATTTTTCCATTAACTTCAACTAGTGTTAATCCTGAATATGGACCAATTGCTCCTGGTGGATATGTTAAAGTATGCCTAGTTGTTGATCCATCATATGTAATTGTACCTGACATAATTTGAGCATACGCTCTTGTTGCTGATGTTTGATTAAATCCTGCAACTTGAACATAAGCATTTGCCGCCGGAGCAGAATCAAATGTAACAATAATTGATTTTGCTAATGATGTTGTTGTGTATGCTGTTGTTGGTACACCATTAATTGTAATATAAATTTGTGAATTACTAGAATCTAAATTAAAGTTTTCTCTTGTTGATGTTGTGTATGCAACTGTACTACCATCTCCTGTGTACGTATCTAATACTCTATAATTTTCTCCTGATATTGCAAACGTCCTAATTGAAATAATAGAATTATTTGCTGGTGCTGAACCAAATGTAACTGTTTTATTTGCTACATTAATTGTATAATCTGTTGTAATTTTTTTAGTTACTCCATCAACTGATACAATAACTGATGCTAATGTTCCTGGATACTCTCCTGTTGAAAACGCTGTTGTTGATCCGTTACCTGTATAATTTTTTGTTGTAATAAATGGCGCACCTGATTCTGGTGATGTATAAACTTTTATATCTACTGTATCAAACATTTGTCCAGGTACTGCTTCTTCTGGAGCATAACTTGTATCTGGTGAAACAAATTCATCTCCTTCTAATAAAATATCTGATGGTGATGTACCTAATGCTGAATTAAACAATCCACCTTTAACAATTGAATCTAATGTTCTATCATCAGTTGGTGTTAATACACCATCGTCATCAAATAGTATAAATTTAATCACAGCTCCGTCGGCTGGAGCAGAACTTAATGTAAATGTTGTTGTTGACCCATCCCCTCTGAAAACATCTGTTGTTAATGTTCCTGCAACATATATTTGATAAACTTCAGTTGTTGCTGGTGCTGTTGTAAATGTAAATGCAACTGTACTACCATCTCCATAAAATGTTTTAATTTTTGATGTACCATAATGATCCCACGCATAATCATACCAACCCGATTTATCCCATCCTTGACCTTGTGTAAACAATAAGCCTGTAACCATTGTGCCACCATAATCTACTCCAGTCATTAATTGTGATAATTCATTTCCTGGCATTCCTGACGCTGGTGTATAAAACCCTTTTGTTCTATCCGCCGCACTTAATCCTGTTTCGTCTCCATATACTTTGTATACATTTCCATCGTTGTCATCAAAATCTGTTGTTGCAGTAAAAGCCGATGTTGCTTTATACAATTGATTTTTATATCTAATTAAATCTCCATATGCATAACTGGATAATGCTGTCCAATCTTGTACTCGTGATGTAGATGATATTCTATCAAATTTAACTGTTGTACTAAAATCTCTTACAAGATCATTTCCTAAATTTGCATATGCTTTAGCTTGATCTGTAGGATTTGTACCATCCACTAAACCACCTGAAATTATTACTGTTGGTGTTGATGTATAATTTGCTCCAATTCCGGTTACTGTAATTGCTGACACCGACCCATTCTTAACAATTGCCGTGGCAGTTGCCGCAGTTGTGTCGGGTGTTGTATACATTTTATACGTTGCTGATTTTATTAATTGTGCATATGTTACATACGAAGTTGGTTGATAAAACGTGCCCGAATAACTGTCAAATGTAAATTGTCTTGACGTTCCTGTTCCACCATTTTGTGTATCAGCAATATTAGATTGTAATTCTGTTGTATAAAGTGGATAATAATATCCCAATGATCCTGCACTTGCACCTGATGCCGCTGTATCATAAATTTGGAACGGTCCTGTACTGCCTGTGGTTCCACCTAATATTGTTACTGTTGGAACTGCTGTATATCCTGAACCTCCGTTAGTTACAGTAATTGAAGCAACGTGTTTTTTATAATATTCACTCCAAAATTTATGAGGATATTCAGTTTGTTTAGTAGCATCACCTAGTACATTTAAATTTCTTATTGTTCCGGTTGTTGCATCATAAAAAGGAGGATTATCAAAATCAGTATTAATTCCATCTTCAGTATCTGTACCTGTATAACCTAATTTGTATTCTCTCAATTTTGTATGGAAAGGTTTAACTTCATTTATATAAGATTCAATCCAAGCATCTGTTCCTGTTGTATAAGTTTTTCGTTGATCTAAAGTTCTTACAGAATTTCTTGCATTAATAAAAGATGTTTTAAACATCCAATCTACATAAGTTTGTTCTGACAATACTCGTTTTAATCCAATAAAAAATAATGTATTGTATTCTACTGCTAATTCATTTATAAACAAATCATCTCTTAATGCTGTTAATATTTTTCTAGTTTCTATTGCAGGTTCTTGATCAAAGAAGTTATCATCAAAATTATCTGCATCTGCAAATCCTGTTGCATCTTGCGTATAATCATAAAGTTTTGTTGATAATCTAAGTGTACCATTTTCTGTTGCAACATTTTCCCACCCAGTACTGGTTTTCATGAATATTTTCCAACCACCGGTATCTGCGGATGTAACTTTTACGTGTTTACCTGTTGCTAAAGTTAATGCGTCTAATTCATATTGATACGTTACTTGCTTATCTATTGATGTATTTTCATCATGAACCATAGTGCCTGTCGTTTTATACCAATCAATGTAAGACCAATAATTTTTTGTATTAAATGTTTGTACTTTGGTTCGTGACCATGTTGATCCATCCCATTTATATATTGACCAATAGCCATTTACTGTTTCGTCTGCTTCAACAAGATAATTTAAAGTACCACTTAAATCTCTTGTATCAATATATGTTAGTTCAGCATATGTGGCAACTTTAGCGTCCCATTCTAAACTTTCAGCTGTTGGTTCTGGATCTTCTGAATTTAAATTATCTAAATTTATTGTTCCCGAAAGTTCATTAACTTTTAAAATTGAATTAGCATAATCTATTATTTCTTTTAATGCATTAAATCTATTAACATACCAAGATTGTCGTGGTCTTATATTATTTCCATATTTTTCATTTACAGGTAAATTTATATCCGGTACAATATCTCCTATTAAATTTGAACCTATTAATGAATCCCACCAACGTGTTTCTATTTGTGTTCCTGGACGATAAAATTTATCTCCTTCACGTACTAATTTCCATATTGAATGTGCTCCTCCTTCAAATGTATTTGTTCTTGTGTCAACATTTAAAATAACTTCATCATTTGAAAGATCTTGTTTTGCACCAAATACTAACATTTTGTTTACATCAGTAATTGAATAATGTCTAATATCTGAATTTAAAGGATTCAAAATTATATTGCTTATATAAGAAGCAGTATTTTTTCTTACAACTACTGAATTTGTTGGCATTGATTGTTTATTTCTTACCCAATAATAATAATAATTTACAAAACCATCGAGTGCTGAATTATATATTTGTTTAACGGTGTAATGTGAATTGTCTGGATGTAACGGTATTCCTGATATACCTTGTGAGGATCCTGGTGTTGTTCCTGCTAAATCATTCCACTCATGTGGCAACATTGTTGATTCGGTCCATTCATAAATGTCAATCGAAGATCCCGGAAATACTTTACCCCAGTTATTAATTTTAAATTCTTGATCTCCTTGTTCATACCATAACCATTTAACTTTAGATAAATCCCACCATATTTCTCCAATATGGTCTTCGGCCCATGCAACTTTTTCTTTAGGATTTGTACCAGCATTATATGACGCTGGATCCCAAGTAGTTTTAATATTAATTTCTCTATCTGCTATTCCTAAAATTCTTCCTTTAACTGGATCATATAAATCAAAATAATTTAAAATTTGTTTACTATTTTTATTAAAATGAAAAACCTGTCCTAATTTATTAATGTCTATTAATGCAGTTTCTGATGAAATTTCTTTCCAAGCGTATGTGTCATTAGTTGTTAAGTCAAAACAAGTAACTGTTCCGTCATTACTAACCATTGAACTTCCGTCTGCAGATGTGTTACCTTCATCTTCTGGTGCACCAACAAAAACTGTTTGATCAATAACACAAACACCTCTACCAAAATCATCATTTGCTGATACACTTGTTGTAACTAATATATCATCTATTACAAATTTTGTATTATACATAGTAGCGGTATATGCCGCACCTGATCCTAAATTTTCATCAATAAATCTTGTATCTTGTAAATCAAATGTTGTTTCTCCCAAATCAAATTTTTGTTCTCTATGATTTGACATTTTTTCTGCACCAATTACTAATCTTGTTCCTGTATCGTTTATATCTACTGTACTACCAAATTTTGAATTAGTTTGTTCGTCTGGTGCTTTTATAGTTTGTTGCAAAGTATATGTGTTTGTAGATCCGTCTGCATTCCATTTATAATAATAGATAGCACCTACATCTGCTTGGCTACTATCATCAAATCCTGGAGCACCAACTACTAAAACTGTGCCATCTTTAGTCATTGTTAATGACTCTCCAAATTGAGTATTCAACGAAGAACCGTCTGCTGTTGTACCTGTCAATGTTTGTGCAAGAGCAAATGAATGACTTGTACTATCATCACTTGATTGTGATATTCTTGTATAAATTTCTACTTTTCCTGCCTGCCCTGGTGCTTTAGAACTAACAGCAAGTATATCACCATTATCATTTGCTTGTAGTCGATGACCAAATCTTTTATTCTCACCTGGGTCAGAAGATGTTATTGTTAAATTTTGTGTCCATGTATCATATGTTGATAAATCTTCTCCTATACCCCATTCATACATATAAACTGCACCTGCATTTGTACCTACTCCTGGTGCTGAAACAAATAGATATTTTACTGGTGTGCTTCTTACTGAACTTGCTCCTGGTTCACAAATTTTATGTGCCCAGCCAAAGTTTTGCGATGCCGCATCAGTTGGTGGTAATTTTGTAACTAATGGATCATATTTGAAGGTTGATGTATTCCATAAAAATATTTTAATTAAACCTGCATCTGAAAATCTTGTACTTCCGTCTGAACCAAGAGAATTGGCATAAGGTCCACCTGCTACAACAAAGTTTTCGTCGGTACTCATTGATAATGAACTACCTAATCTACTTGTATTATCACTACCAGAAGTTGTTGTTACAGCTGATTGTGTTAAAAATGTTGTTCCTGCTGTACTTTCTCTTCTAAATAAAAAGTGTACTGTACCTTGGCCTTTTGTTGGCGATGATATAATAACTGATCGACCATCATTCCTTGCTACTATTTGATATCCAAAATCTTGTTCTGCTGTTGTGTCTGGTGAAAGCATTCTAATTTGCGTGTATGGATCTTGCTTTTCATAAACACGCCACAATCCAGATGCATCTGCATCTGCAAAAACTTTATCACCTTCTTTTGATATACTATCATTTAAATCATTATAAACATTATAAGATAACACATCATTAACATTGTCCATTGATGCTAATCTTACAGATATAAATTTGTAAATATTACCATATGAATCTGCTGTTGACCCATCTTCTAATGGTGTGAAGGTTGAAATTTCAGAAATAGTGTCTGTATAATCTACAATCACAGTTTTATGAGTTGGTGCCGACTGAACAGTATAAACTCCATTTAATTCTACAGTTTTAGAATTTGTTATTGCAAAATAATCTGCCATTGTTGTTGAACTGCCTGCTACTAGATCATGTGAACTGGTAAATGTAATTTCTAATTGTGTATTACCATTAATTGGTTTTAATTGTGCAATTTTATATCCTGACAACGTTAAACGAAATACGTCCCAATCGTTATTAGTTTTATTTGCTACCCAAATTAAATCATTTGAGCTAGTTAAGGTAAGATCCAACTCTAAAAGATCTTCTATGTTATATGCTGTACGTTGTACTTGATTTAATTGTGGATAACCTGCATTTGGAAGAACTTGTACTGTATCTCTATCTACCCCTTCTGTAGCATAACTATATCTTGAAAACGTTGTACTGGCTATATATTCAACTGGCTTACTATATAAATTATTTTTATCAACATAAACAGATCTAGCATACTGTTGTGTCTCATTTGACGTATCAAATAATTCAATACTTTGTGAATTCGCTGTAAACTCGTCATCATCTAACACAATTTGAATACTTTCTTTTAAATCTGTGTTTCCAATTTTACCTGTACGAATCATCCATTCTGGATATAAATCTAAAGATATATTTTGTCCTTCGTATTTTGCTTTTAATAACTTATCAATAGCATTTTGCGTACCTTTTTCTTGAATATATCCTTGATAAAATTTATATTGTGAAATATCATTAACAAAAAGATTTTCTAAGTAATCTCTTGATTGGTATCCAATTAAATGTTGTGCCAATCCTTGCTGTGATTCATCAAAATTATTTGATTCTAAACTATAAAAATCATTAAACCGTGAAATTTTATAATCAAAATTTGGAATTAATTGTAATTTAGGCTTTTCCGATTTTTGTATCCAACTTTCATTAACAAAAGTCGTGCTTGAATTATGATTTATTTTTGCAACATAAAATTTTCCTTGATACTCTACTGTGTCACCAATTTTATAATCTGTATTTTTTAACCAATATGTTACCTGTGCCGCATCAAACATAAACCCTGGAGCATGATAATCACCAGTCCAGTTGCTTGTTTTCCATCCTACTAATTTTAATCTTGCTTGACGATATCCAGTATATGGTTCATATATAATATCAGAGAACACTGTTGTATTATCAAACAATAATATATGTTCTTTTTGAACTGTGTTTAATGCTATATTATAAAGTCCAATATCAGGATCTTTAATCGAAATTTCAAAATTCTTCCCTAACCTTTTAGTACTAACATTTACAATATCAATTTTTCTTCCACCTGCATCTAACAAAGAATAATCTCCTGCTAGGTTTTTTAATTTTCCAACAATTGAATTCTCTGTGTTAAGCTGAAATCCGTTTGCTCCTGGAGATATTGTAATTGCTGAACCCGGTGCCCAAGGTTGCGTTGTCCAAAATAAAAATTCTTTAACTGACAATCTCCAATTTAATACTTCTTTTATTTCATTTGAAAATTTATCATAAACAAAACCTTTAGATTCTAACCATTTTCCATATCCCATTAAAAAATCTACAACTTGTTGAATTGTATCAAATACATGACCATATGGAATAACTTGTGTTGTTGTTTGATAATTCTGATAAATTATTGCTTCTGCATCTGATACAATAACTTTTTGACCTGTTATGCTTTTTATAGGATAATAAAAATTAAAATATGGTTTTGTAGTAGAATATCCTAATACTTTCCACCCACCTAATAATGTTGATCCATCAATTGATGTGTCTGTATTCTTTTCAATTAACACTCCTGAATAATTAAAACTGTTTACAGGATTTGACGTTCTAAATAATATTTTATAGTTTTCATCTGGTATAAATTTAGAACCTGATGTTGATCCTGGTGAAACTGAATCAGTTAAAACTTTTATATTTTCTTTATCAGTAAAGCCACCTAACTTATAAGCTAATTGAATATCTAATTGTTTTAATTTATTATAAAAGAAAGTTAATGGATCTAGATTTTTAAATATTAAATAATTTACTACAAATGGTTGATATCCCGCTGTTGTATATCTTGTTACAACTCCTGTTTGAATATTTGTAGAAGTTTCTAAATGATAGTTTGCTGTACTTAATTGTTGTATAATATTTGTATCTTTACTAATTAAATTATTTGAAATATTTTTAGTTAATCTACTATTATCAAAAAATAAATTAAAAAATTTCGCTGGTTTAGTAAGAGCCAATGTTTTTATTACAGAAAAAGGATATGCACTTGATCTTCTCCAACTAGTTTCTGCTGGACCTTGGTCTCCAAACTTCCATGCTTGGTTTCTGTTTGGCACATCAAATGTATTAATTAATTTTGCGGCGATCGGATCTAATAAATTTCCTGACGTATCTACTGGAATATATGATGCAATACTTGATTTACCATATCTACCTAAATGCCCTGCAACTGCGTCCCATAGTATTGTGTTACCTGATGTATATGGTGCCAAACCATATGTACTTTCCCAAGTACTAGGTTTTTCTGAATATCCTAATATCTCCCACGGTCTTATATGTGGACTATCTGTATCATAAAAATATTTGTATATGCCTCTCCAGTGGCCTGGCAATTTAGCATCGTTTATTCTATCTGTTGATGCTGAATAATTATATGTAAACGGTGATCCTTCAACAAACGTTGTATTATTAATATATTGCACACCATTTCTGCCTGCCCATATATAAAAATCCGAACCCATTACATCATTTATTTCTGTTAATGTATATTCTGTTGACTTAAATGCTGACGGAACAACATCACCTATATCTAATAATGTAGAATCATATTGTGTTTTAATATTATTATAAATTCTTTTTTCAAGTTCTAATATTAAATTGTCTCTTTCGTCTCCGTATGCTTTAATAAATGAACCGTCGTGTTTTCTAATCATAGTTTGACTTATAAGATAAGTGTCGTCTGTAAATAATTCGGGTTTAAATTTTGGATACAATCCTAATTTAGTTGGTGTTGGAGGAATAAAACTTCCAGTTGTATCACTGTAATCTCTAATTTTAATAATATCTCCTGCAACAAGTGTAGATATGATATTAATACTATCATCGGTTGTACTAACAGTATATTCTGTACCTAAAATCAACTGTACATCATTTTTATAAACATATACCGCTCTATTATTTGTTTCAGTCATTGTATGCACTGAATCAATTGCATATTCAGTTTCAGATGCATCTTGTACAGTATAAGTTCTTAATGAATAATTTTCTCCTACTCCAATCATATCTTCATAAAAGAAAGGAAATGTTGACCCACGTCCTTGATTTATTGCTATAATGATTTCATCAACTCTATCCGCGGCAATCCCTTCATATGCTGTACCAAGTCCATATGTTAAAAATGAATTATAAAATTTTTCATACTCTTGATTACAATAATCTATTGCAATTAATACATTTGCTTCTTGGTCTATTAATCCAAATACAGCAGGTAATAATGTTCCTTCGTGCTGAACTATTAATCCTCCATTCAACGTTGCATCAGGATTATCTCTGAGCGATGAAGAACCTGGTATACTTCCTGTTATATCTGTATTCTTATCAAAAATATCTTTTACGTGTCCAAGTATCTGTCCATATGTAAATGTACCTTTTTGTATATTCAATGGATTAACAGATAAATTTTCTGGTATTTGGTATATACCTTTATTTGAAACTTTTTTAGTTGCTGAATATCCTACTAATTTAATTTGATCATCTACTTTTAATTCTTTTACAAATTGAATATATTTGTTTACTGTTCCATTAACTATTGTATAATCTGTTGTTAAATTTTTTCTTATACCATTTACAGTTACTGAAATTTCTAAATCAGTAAGAGAAATAGAATTTTTATAAAAATCAATTTGAAACAATTGTTTTTCTGTTTTGTCTACTATAAATGTTCTAACTACTCGTTGTTTACTTTCGTTGGTTCTTTTTACCCAAGCACTTTTTGAATTATGTGTTGTTAGACTAGTAGTATAATGCAAATGACCTTCAGAAAGATTTTTAGTTATAATATTATTATCCGTTCTATATGTAAATGTTCCTGCTGTATGATCTGATTCAAAAACTATATCACCAATATTATTAATTGTATTATATTTTACTTTTATACCTAATACTGTATCTGTAGTTGCTGTTGTTGACGTTTTATAAGCAAAAACATTTGCTCCACTAAAAGTCGAATTTGGATACGTTGTTGTATCATCAAATGATATATGATCATTATCCCACATACCAAACAGCGGTGCTTGATTTACTTTAATTTTTGTCTGCCCTGTTTTCCAAGTAGTTGTTGACTTATCATAATAATAAGTTTTACCTTGGTTTGCTGTTCCAAATTCAATAAAAATTGATTCGTTATCTGCAGGTACGGCATCTGTAGCTTCGGTAAGATTAATTACTGACGTTGAGTCTCCGGCTTGTACAAAATTAATTACGTAAATTTTATTTTTTACAAGTGTATCGGTGTCTGCAGAAAATACTACTCTCATTCCATCTGCTACTGCTAATCCATCTATAATATAACCTGTTTGTGCAACTACATTAGAAAATGCATCAGTTGTAACTGTGTCAAATAATGTTACAGATGTTTTTGCCACAGTACCATGATTATATAAAGCAAGTCCCGAATCAAATTCTATAATTGGCCTTTTAGCTCTATCAGTTTCTAATAAATTAGGTGTATAACCATTAGCATCTGCTGTTTCGTCAATTACAGATTTATGAAACCATCTATTATATCTTGACCAAGCATTTTGGTCTCTTGAATCTCTTTTAATTGTAATATAATCTTTTGTTTCCGGACGATAAAATGCTTTTGCATAAGGTCTAGAATCATACGCAATACTATCAAATAAAATAGTTGTTTCTGTAGCATATGATTCGGGAGTTATTAAATCTTCTATATTTGTAAATGTAATTGAATCTCCAACTCCTTCAACATAATATTCTTTACCTGCATATGTGCTATCAGTAACATTAGATTCAAATTTAATTTTCATTCCATTTGATAAATTTAATGTTCTTAACGCATAATTTTTTGTACCTAAAATATCATTAGCAACGTCAATTTTTGTTGTTGAACTTATCGTTCCAACAGTAAAAATTCCATACATACTATCATGATTGCCACATTGATAATAAAGTACATCTGGTGCCGTAGTTGGTACTGTAAAAGTAACTATACCCGAATCTGTTGCTGGGTTTATTACACCTGTTGTATATAAAGTAGAAGTTGATCCATCTTCTGCAACACCTTGACGATATGGTTCTGTCATTATATGGAATGGATGGCCTTTTGCGTCTACTTTAAATTTATAAGTATTACCTCTATATAATTTTATTTGAGGATTTCTTTCACTTTCTTTTGTTCCAAACTTCCATGCTCTTGTCGTACTTCCATCATCTGGCCATGCTGTTACATCAATTTCAACTAACGCCGTTGGTCCTACTGAATCTAATGTTATAGAATTTGGACCTTCGGGCAACCAATAATATTCTCTATAATTGATTAACTTATCTAAATCAATGGCCGGGTTCCAAGAGTATATAACTTCTTTGTTTAGTCTATCATGATTATCTACATTACCTCCAAAATATTTTATTTGATTAATATAATCATCATAGGTACCTGAAAATTTTACTTGGTCTTCTGGATTAACTGATGTTGTGTCTTTATCTGTGTAAGTTACTGCAGGCTCTAATTGATATGCCATTCTATCTCTATTAGTTGCAGACAGATATGTGTCAGTTATTTGTCTTGTATAAGCATCTTGTCTACCAATATATCCATCTAATCTTTGTAATGCACCTTTTTGAATTAATGGATCAATAGTACTTGATAAAAATCTTGTGTTGCTATCTGTTCTATAGAATACAGGTAAGTGTGCGATTGATCTGCGTAACTCAATTCCATCTTGAGTTACAACTTCTTGAACTGATTGTGAATTGGTTGCTTTATCTACCATTAGTATCCTGCTCCACTACTGCCGGTGGATGCTCCCGATCCTGCTGTTGTAGTGGTGCCTGATACTGCTGAAGATGTTGATGTTGTAGTTGTTGTGGAAGTTGACGTTACTACTGTACCCGATGCTAATAACTGATTGGCACCTAATGCACTTATAATTGTAACATCATCAACGGTGGCCCCACTGATAAAAATTTCGTCTGCCGCACAAGCAACCTGGAACAACGATCCAAAAACTTGTCCTGATTGATTTGGCACAATGACTACTGTTAATAAGTCTGGTGCTAGTTCATTATGTATATAAGCGGCTAATTCTGTAAAATAAAATGTGTCTCCAAAATCCCAATTGTCTAATGCAAAAAATTCATTTATTGCTAATATTACTCTCGTTTGGATAACTGCATTTGTAACATTGGTATTTTGATTTTTTACAACTTTAAATGTTGCTTGTAATTCTTCATCTGCACTTGTACCAAATAATATTTTATATTTTACAGGATGATATATTATTTGATCGGACATTGATTTTAATGGGTTAAGTATACCTGAATAATTTATTCTTAATTGATCTGAAGTACTTGCCACTGGTCTAGCTCCGCCATCTTGTAACCATATTCTATACAAGTTATCATACGATCTTTCTAACATATACACATCAACAATATTTGATACTGAAGGATCTATTCTAGTTTCTTGTCCTGCATTATGCTTATATTGAAAGGTTAAAGACGATCTTCCACGTCTTCCATAATAATCTGTTGTTGTTGTTAATGTATTTGTTGAAGAACTATATTTTTTAACTACGTTTTCTGCATCATCATAAAAATAAAATAATTGTTCATCAGCATATGTTGTACTTGATAATGTTATATCTGTTTCATTTTTTGACACAACAAAATTTGTTGCGGCATAAGGTTTATATCTTGAAATATTATCATATGAAATGTATTTTTGATAAAATATAAATTTAGCTGTTGGATTTGTATCTGGTTCTACTACTATATCAAATATATCTGGATTATCTACAATACCATCATCATCGTCGTCATAAAAACCAACTTTTACTTTTCGATTATCTTGAAATCCATCTGCTTCAGTTACTGTATCAACCACTTGCCAATTAATCGGATATCCAATTGAATTTCCTGTTGAAACAATTGAATTTGTTTTTAAAATTTTAATTGTATCTTTTACAGATTTTCCTGTTTTATAATCATAAATTTTTTCTTGTACATCATAGTGAAATTTGTTTTGTCCTTCTGATTCAAAAATATAATCTAAACTTCTGTACGTTACTGTATAAGTGTTACCATCGTTTGTAAATTTAAACCACCAACTTGCATCTAAATTTGTACCTGTAGTTGATCCTGTATTAGATAAACTGAATACTGAACTTGCAGATATATTTGTTGACGTTATTACTTTCCATACCTCATTATCAACATCATATCTCAATCCAAATTCTTCATATGCTTCAGTTCGATCAATTATATCAGTTTTTAATGTGTTACTAAATGTTGTAGTAAATGCAGGAATTATAGCATTTAATACAGAACCATTAGGAATAATATCATTAAGTGTGATTGGTCCTACTCCTGTTTCTAAATTACCTAATCCTCCATTAGCACCATCACCTTCAACTGCACCAAGTTTTACCCAACTTCTATCTTCGGCATTATCGGTTCCTGCTGTTACTAAAGAATTGTTTAAAAATTCTCTTGTATCTGGGGATGTAAATTTTATTATTGACCCAACTGTTGCATATTTTAAATTAGACGTTGCATATGTTCCAGTAACTAAAGGTCCTACACCGTTAAAATATCCTGTATTAGTATTAGTTCCAGTTGTAGTTGAAACCCATGTTGCTGTTAAAGAACTTAAATCTTTTGTTCCATATTTCAAATAATAAAAATGTCTTGCATATGCATTTTTTAATTTTGCTTCTACAAATGAATTTATTGTACTTAAAATTGTTTGACGATTTGTAAAAGTAAAAGTAAAAGTGTTTATTTTTTCTTCTCTATAAAGTATTCCGTCATCTGCAAATACAGATACATTTGAATACGCTCCGGTAGGATCTAAAATTTCTTTTGCTCTGGATATTCCTGATGCCGCTCTATTTACTGATCTTACTTTTATAATTTCTTGTGATGCTGACAAAGGCATAACTTGATAATCTTCTGCTGTTATCATTCTATTTTGTGCATAATAAACCTGTGGTGCTTTTTCTCTAATTGATGCATTTGATTCAGTTGCTGATGCATTATACACACTTGCTTTTAAACTCATTGTTAATGTAAGAGTTTGCTGTGCTCCGTTGGCATCTACATAAGGAATTCCTACTTGAATATTTTGCATTTCGGTTGGTTGAATAGAAAAGGTAGCATTATCACTAACTCTAAAATATGTTCTAAATGCTCCTATTGGTAAGTTAGAAAAATTTCCATCGCCAAATACAAGATCTATTGCGTCATTATTTTTTGTTACTACATTGTAAATATTTCTTTCTGCTTTTGATAACGAATTATATATTGCATTATTTCCTGTTAATGACGGAACTTTTTTCCATTCTTCAAAAATTTGACCGAACTGATCTAATTTATACAACCAAACATCACTATTATTAATGTTAGCAGTGTTAATTGATTGCACATAATTTGTAGTACTTTGACTTACTGTAAATTCAGTTTGGTGCATTAATCCTTGTTTAAATAAAAGAAAAAATCCTGTATTATTAGATGTGTCACCTGATCCATCTGTTCTGTATGTAAAAGTAAGACCTGATCCTGGAAGAGGATCTTGTTCGTATATTGATTCTGAATTTTCTATTGTTGATGGTACTATCTCAAACCCTCGACTTACTCCTCCTATACTTTTTCTAAAAGTAAAAATTGGTAAGTCTAATTGATTTGTACTTAAAGTGTAAACTTCTGTTTTAATTCCGCCAACTGTTCCGGACTCTCTTGGTTTTCCAATACGTTGTCCTGCTGTATTGGCCGCATTAAGTATAGAAGTAAATTGTTCTCTATAATTTGAATTGGCACTATCATTCCATATTACAGTTGCATTTGCAAGATTTGATCCTGTTGAATCAATAACATCTTGCGTTGTTGATATTGAATCAACTTTAAGTAATCCTGTAGCTGGTTTATTTCTTTTAGCATTATAATTAATTAATCTTGCTAGTGTTAATACCGAATTTCGTCTTTCTGCTGTTTCTAAAAAATTTTCTCTGGCATTTAAATCAACTCTAAAAGATAAAGCCTGAGCAATATAGGCAATTAAATCAATAAGTGCTACATACTCTGAACTTTCTACAAAGTCATTAAAGTCATCTGGATAATTTTCTCGTAGATATGCCACCATTGTTCTACGAAGTGTTTCGAAATCATATGATTTAAAGTCTGCTTGTTGGAAAGATTGATAGATCTTTCTCCAATCTTCTGCAACTAATAATCTATTTTGTCGTTCTGTTGTGGCCATAATGCGTTTACTTCAATATTTATAGCATTAATTATATGCATATATTAAGATAAGCGTAATAATGAATTTTCATCGAATTCGAATCTTAATTTTTCAGTAATGTTTAATGGTACGTATGTAATTGTAGCCTGTATAGCAATACCATGTTCTGCTTCAGCTAACAATATTTCTTCAGTGCTTATACGTGGATCAGCATTTAAATTTGCTGTTACATCATCTACTATTGCTTTTTTAAGCGGTTCTGTTAACGGTTCAAATATACAATCATAGATTATTGTACCAAATTCTGGATTTTCTACTCTTTCACCTTTTCTTACAGATAAACGATTAATTAAATCTTGTTTTGCACATTCAAAATCATAAAGTTTAAAGTTCTTTTTATCTGCACGAGAACTAAAACCTTTAAATGTTATACTTTTATCTCCATATGCCATTAATGTAATCTCCTAAATTCTACGTCTACTTTACTATAATCTACTATATAAAAACCTGTATCTGTCATTTCTTTTGCCCATGGAACTTCTTGTGCTATTACACCTTGATACATTCCATCTAAGTGTTTATATTTAAATGAATAAATGTTGGTACCTAACTGTGACTTACCAATTAATTGTATATCTTCTTTTAACCGTACATCACTAAAAAATTTCGTTATATGACCTATACCTGCTGATGCCCAATTTCCTACTTTAGCAAAATTAGTCGCTATCTTAGCCATAAAAGCTCCTTGTACAGGAGTTCCGGTACCATGTAACGATTTTCCTATATAACCTGATCTTCCTATTCCAAATTTTTGAGCTAACGAAGTTATTTGTGTTACTCCTGTAATATTTCCTGCCATAACATTTTTATAAACGTTTGTCACAGCACCAGCATCTTTGAAAATTGAACCAACTGATGACGCTGAAATTACTCCTGTTATTTTGTCATTAACTATATTAGTCACGTATGATGTAGCTAAAGATTTTGCATTATCTTTTACGTATTGTAGCTCGTTTATTTTGCCGTGTACTGATTGTCCTATTGAAAACAATTGTCCAGTTTGATTAACAAATATATTATCTTTAAATAAATTTGTTGCTTTACCAGATACTGATTCAATAACTTGATTTGTTAAAGTATTTGTAAAATTATTTTTAATAGTATTTTTAGTATCACTTAATGAGAAATTTTGAATTTTATTAGATATACTTTTTGCCGTGTCCCAACGATCTCCAGTTTGACTTACAACATTAAAAGTTTTGTCATATTTTGTTCCGTAAGTTTCTAATAATTGTTTAGCTTTTTTAACACTAGTTGAATTTCCCATTTCTTTTTTTAAATATCTTTCTGCGTCTGCCTGCCATTGTCCTAATCTAATAGATTCTATACTTGAAGTTCTATTTCTTTGTTCTACAAATTCTACTGTTCCTGGTGTTGAACTTAATCTAGACCACATTTTTGTATCCATTTTGTCATCATCTATTTGAGACGGTACTACTCCTTGACTTGAAAATCCAGAAAATCTTGGCATTGGTTCATGTGTAACAAGTCTATGTACAGTAGTTTTTGTTTTTCTTGTAAAAGATTGTAAAGGTTCTAAACCTTTCTTAGACAATTCAACATCACCTTCTTCTCTTGGCAACATTCCTGTTTGTTCTTTACTCAACCAAGTTGGTCCCCAAGATGAACTTGCACCTATTGAATTAAGGTGTACTTGTGATCCTGCTAAATGAACTGGGCCGCCTGCGCCATGTAATTGCTGATTGTCTGAATATGATAGAATTCCTGACTTACCATATGTCATAACAGGACCTTGTTGTGAAGATGTAAAAACTCCTTTATCTCCCATATGCATCTGATAATCTGCAGATGTAATAATTTGTCCAGGAGATGCTGGAATTTTTACATCACCTTTGGCTTTATGTCCTTTTGTAACTGCAATATCGGTATCTTTATAAAGTACTTCATCCGTTCCTGTGGCCGCCATTCTAATTTCATTTCCAGCACTCATATTAATATTTGCATCACTATGTAAATTAAAATCACCTTCTGTTCTTAAATTAATTCCTCCAACACCAGAATAAACGTCAATTCTACCTTCTTTGTTCATTTCAATCCAAGCATTACCTGAACCATTAGCAATATAAACAACACCATCGGTGTCGTGCATTAAAAGTTGATGTCCTGATGCTGTTCTTAATCTTACTAATTGATTATCTCCGGCGGCATCTCCGTCATCCATTGTAAAAACATGACCGGGATCTCTATCTGTTGGAATATATGCAGACCGACTTTCTTCAGTAACTAATATTGGTAATTTCCTACTGTCTGCTCTAATTCTACCTGGTGTGTTTATTCCAAATACTGCACTAGGAGCCTCTCTTTGTGCTGATGATGATGTTGTACCTCTAATACTATCTTGTACTAAACCTTGTTTCTTTAATAGTTCTGCACTTCTATCATTGACTGGTAATGTATAAGTGCTATAAGTTCCAATTTTTGCATTTGTATACATTACTCTATTAACTTCTCCGGCTGGTACATAATTTGTACCATAATCTTGTTTGGCTTCTTTTTTTGTTATTATATTTCGTCCTGCAGTTTTTTCTTGTACTCCTGTTTCAGGATTCAATATAAGACCACTCCCTGTTTCTTCTGCTCCTGATTGTTCTGATGCCGCTAAACCCGGAACTTGATGGTTTGTTTGTGGTTGTTGTACACACCCTATCCAATATGCATTTTCTTCTGTTTGGATTCCTTGTGCAAATATCACCATTACTGCTGTATCAATATCAGGTGGTACTGCCCACATACCATAAGAGTGAGAATTTGTTTTATAATCATATGCATTTGTTGAACTAACTGCCTGTGGACTTTTAGAACCATAAAAAGGTGAAAGATAGCTACACCACATTAACTGACTAAAAATTGGATCGTCTGTACCAGTTCTTGCAGGAATATTCACACCTAATCTACCCATTTTTAATGGATCGTCGTTGCTTTTTACTATCCCTATATACGGTCCAGGACTTCGTTCGACATATGACTTTAAGTCAGTTTTTTGATTTATACTAGATACGTCACCTCTATGATCTGTCATTTTCTATGGCACAGCGATTGCATCACTATGAACACCTCCTTGATTATTATCGTCTCTCTCAAGAAGAGATCCGTCTTTACCTATATCAAACTGTTTCGGAGGAGAACCAATTCCTTGTTGATTATTCAACCTTACAAGATATAATACTTGTGTAAATTTTCCTGAATCCATTTTACTTTCTACTTTAGCAATTTGATACACTCCAGAAAACCATAAATTTGAATCTGCTGATAATTTTCCGTCCATTGTATCAAACATAGTACCTTGCTGTTCAATTATATCAGCTGGCATTCTATAATTAAGATGTAACAATGGCATTGCATTATCTAAATTAAAACAATTTAATGTGTGATTCCATGCACCATCTGCCATCTGGCCTGGTTTTCTTGTTTCAACTGTTCCGTCAATAGTAACATACATATCTTGTGCAATATAACTAGGATCTCCTAAAATTTCCATTTCTATTTTCATCATATCTGCATTTGGATTTATAAGATAATCAAAAAATTCAGTTACCTTTATCTTTTCTGGATCTTCTATATCCACTTGACTTTTTGAACCTATTATTGATGGATACGATCTTAATTGTGCAATTTCTGGTTGTGGTTCTGTTCCTATAATTTTTCTAAATATTTTCGTCCATTTTTTTATTATTTCCTGTGCTTTGTTCCCGGTGTTTCCAGCTATTACTGTATTTCTATGATAATATCCAACTTTGTAATTAAGCCGTAAATTCATTATATCAATATTTTCTCCAGTATAGATATAATTGTATCGTTTTTTAACTTGCTTTATCCAATCAACTTTTCCTATACTCATACCTGGTACTAATAATTTTAAAATATGAAATTTGTATGGAATAACTTTGAATATAATAATTTTAGGATACATTTTAGTTATTGGGTCTACACCTTTTCCTTTTTCCAAATCTGTATGTACACTGGTTATTATTTTAAACCAAGGAATCATATGATTACGTTCAATTATTTCATTTAACTCTTCTTCATTCTCTTTATTCCAAGGTACATTAGATTGAACTTCCGATTTACTCCATCTACCTCTATCATTTTCGTTTAATATCTGGGAGCCTGTTAAAAATTCTAACCAAAAATCTTTTATTAAATCTTTAAAATAAGGAGTTGCCATCATTGCATCTTCAATAATTTTCATTATTGATGTATTAGCATTTACTGATGTTTTTGGAATTTTTCCTCCTATGCTTACCATTCTTTGGAAACCGGTTTCTTGCTTGTTACCTCGATTAACGCCTACTGGATGTGATGATTTTTTTGTAACCATTGTTGATAATGATGCCACATCTGCATCTAAAGCCAACGCGGCTAATTTTTCATCAAATACTATTTTATATTTGTCTTCATATCCTTTTGTTCTAGCTCCTTGTTTGACTTCGTCTTCCATTTGTTTTTCCATTTTTTCTGAAAACTCGTCTCCCCATTCTTTTAAAGTACCTTTTTGTAATGTAAATGATGTTCTTACAAATTGAAATCTATCCATCATGGCAAATTCTGCATGAGTTGCCGCTAATACTTGATATACTGCTCCGCCTTCGTTTACTTCAAATTCTACACGTGTAATTACTATTGGAATTTTTCTTACTAAACTATCCTCTTTATTTTCTATTTCACCATTCTCAGTAAATCCTCTCCATTCTATCGTTAATAAAAAAGGTGCATCTTGATAATCCATATATCCACTTTCATATGCGGCCGCCCGAACTTTTTCTATAAATGTCACACTGTAAGGTTCATGCAATTCAAGATCCATTTTTGTAAAACTCATTGTATTTCTTTCTGCATTGGGAGAAACTGTAGAAGTAATGTTAACGTTCTCAAAAAATATATCATGATTTCTATACAATATAGATTGTGATCCGGCGATATCACCAAACCCTTTTTTCTCCTTTTCCATAGTAGTTGCATATATGTCAATACCTTTTTTTCCTTTTGTAGAAAACGGGTCTAATCCTGCTGTAGGATTATCTGGACCGATACCTGAACTACGTGCAATTATATTATGCACAGGTTTAGTAAGATATTCTATTGGATTTCTTAATTCGTGTTCTGTTAATGCTGAAAGTGTAAACAAAGTACTATAACTAGCAAATTTATGTAAAGGATTTATATCATCAAAATTTGTTTTTCGATTAATATGTTTTTCTATAGTTTTTCCTTTTGATGGCGATGCTCCATTTACGTTATTTGAAAATTTATAATTCTTCCACCATTTTCGTGCTCTATCTATTTTTTGTTTGTATGCTAATGCATTTGATTTCTTTTTAAGTATGTTATGAGCTTTTTTTTGAATAGCCATGTATTAAACTCCTAAATCAGTTTGTACATTAGACTTTTTAGGTAACTGTATCGTAACTCCTGGCTTAAAATCATATATAGGATCTTCTATTTCATTAGGATTTCTTTGTGCAAATACCCACCATAGTCGAGGTGATCCATACAAATCAAATGCTAACAAATCTGGACGATATGCATAAGTTCTTTCTATTGTATAAGATTCATCATCTAATTCTGCTGTTATTGGTCTTGGTACTAAAATATCAAGTGCTGTATTGCTTTGTGTTGTAGCAAAATATGGTGACGTAGATGAATATTTGGTCATTAAATAAATCCTATTTGATTTTTGCCTCTCAACTTACCGGCCGCAAAATCTTTAAGTGAAAAGTTTTTAATACTTTCTCTAGAGTAAACTGGTGTTACTAATACTGAAATATTAGATATTGTTGGTGCCCACGTTTGATCTAATTTATTAGGATCAAATACTTTTTCGTCAGTATGTATATTTGTTGATTTTGAATATAGTGGACTATGTGGTTGAAATTTTTGATCTTGTTGTGTTGAAATATAATCTATACCTGATCTTAATTCAACGTTAAATGTGTTCACAATAACTGGTGTATTTTGAAACATATGATCACCATATCCATTTAAATGTAATATTGGTGGTGGATTACCTTTTAAACTTGATGTATCTTCTTTTCCAAAAAACATTTTAGTCACGGTTCTTAAAAAATTAACTACTGCTACCCAATATAAAGCATCTTGTTGATTCTGTACAGGAAACTCACCAATAATGTTCATTTGATCTACTTGTGAATTTTGGTATGCTTGAAATGGATAATTGCTATGTGTTTGTGCTAATGCGTTATAACTTGCAGTATGCTGTATCATCATTGATGGTGTAAGTGGCCAAAAAAATCCACCTAAATCATGTAATGGTGCAAGTCGATTATTACCTAACTTTTGTTCATTGAAAAAAAAGTCTTTTAGTGGACCTGTTTGTGGTATTGTAAGACGAACTCTCCAGTCTCTTTCATCTTGTCTACCTGACCATGCGGCAGTGGCTCGTCTGATATGATCATGTCTTCCAATCCCAGAACCAAATAATCTACCTAATGTTCTATTCCAGACTGTTCCGCCTGCTTTACCCAATGCTTCTATAACTTTTGCCATTTTTCCGTTGTGTTTCCTTGTTAAATTTCGTATACTAAAACAATATTTATAGGCATCATTAAAGGCGCACTTAACTACTCATACGGCACACTTCAACAGACCTGTTTGTGGTCATCAGCAAAGATAAATTATTATGAAACGAGTGAAATATTTAAATAACCGAGATCTGTTGGCCCAAATACACGCCAGCAAAAATACATTTTGTTCTTATGTTACAGATGAGGACTCACAATACGATATAATTGTACCTGATCTTAAAAAAATTAATTCTATCGCAATAGCAAAAGCAAGAAAAAACAAAAGTAAAAGATTAACACAAGAAGCATGGCAACAAGCTAAAGATAGCGGACTTAAAAAAATTAAATTAAGTGACTACACTGTAAACACTCGTAAAATTGATAAAACTAGTTTAGTATTTAGAGTTATGACATTTGGTCATGTTCCTTTAGATCCTACTAGAAAGAAAAATCCTAAACAAGAATCTGATCATCATCAAAAAGTAAATTTTCCTCCGTTCCTTCATTATCGTCTTGATAATAAAGGTAAACCAAAATGCGTAGGTAAATCACATTGGATTGGTGGATTAGAAAACGGACATTTTGATTGCAATCATGGAAAAATTACAAACAGTCTAGCAATGATGTTTATGAAACTTTGCGAAAGATATGGTACTAGAGCAAACTGGAGAGGATATACCTACAATGATGAAATGCAATCACAAGCATTGATGCAATTATCACAAATTGGTTTACAGTTTGATGAAAGCAAATCAGAAAATCCATTTGCATATTATACAGCGGCAATTACAAATTCATTTACAAGAATATTAAACATTGAAAAGAAAAACCAAAATATACGTGACGACATTCTTGAGCAACATCATATGACGCCTTCGTCTACTCGACAAAATATTAATACATCTAATACAATGGCTTATAAAAAACATATAACAACTGCACACGGACCGGTTAAAACTGTAAACAAAACTGGAATAATGAAATTAAACAAATTAATGCGTAAAAAAGGAGAATTAACACTTAAAGATTTTGATTCAGTAGGATACAAAAAAATAGATATGAGTAAACATAAACCACCAATAAAGAAAAAATACTAATGAAATTTTTTAAAAAAATAAAAGAATATCTATGTAAAATATACAATAAATGTATCGATTGGTATTATTTAAAAATTTGGAGTAAATTTAAATGACATTTTTTAATAAGGTGGCTTGTTTTACAGATATACACTTTGGATTAAAAGGTAATTCACGTGTACACAATGATGATTGTGAAGCATTTATTTATTGGTTTATTCAACAAGCTAAAGCACACAATTGTGAAACGTGTATATTTCTAGGTGACTGGCATCATCATAGATCTGCAACTAACGTTTCAACAATGAATTATACAGTATCTAATGTTGAACGATTAGCAAAAGCATTTAAAAACTTTTATTTTATAAATGGTAATCATGATTTATTTTATAGAGATAAAAGAGAAATTAATTCAGTAGAATATATTAGAAATATTCCTAATGTCCATATAGTAAACGAATGGATTGTAAAAGAAGATATTGCAATTATTCCATGGATAGTACAAGACGAATGGAAAAAAATTCAAACAATGCAAAAAAAATATATATTTGGACACTTTGAACTTCCATATTTTAAAATGAACGCAATGGTAGATATGCCCGACATTGGCACAATTAAAACCGAACACTTTGCTAATTGTGAAAAAGTATTTTCAGGACACTTCCATAAAAGACAGTACAACAAAAATGTAACTTACATTGGTAATACGTTTCCACACAATTACGCAGATGCTTGGGATGATGAACGTGGTATGATGATACTAGAATGGGGTGGAGAACCAAAATATATTAATTGGCCAGATATGCCAAGATATAGAACAATTAAAATATCTGAACTCCTTGCTGATCCTGACACTGTATTAAAACCAAAAATGTATGTAAGAGTTACATTAGATATTAAAATATCTTACGAAGAAGCAAACTTTATACGAGAAACGTTTATAGACAAGTATGAATTAAGAGAATTACAATTAATACCAGAACAAATCGACAGGGCACAACAACCTTTGGTACAAGTACAAAAATTTGATTCAGTTGATCAAATTGTGTTAAAACAATTAGAAGGTGTTGATTCCGAAACATATGACAAATCAATTTTAATGGCAATTTATAATAATTTAGATGTTAATAATTAAAGATCTTACAGTAAAAAATTTCATGAGCGTGGGTAATGCTATCCAGGCAATAAAATTTGATAACAAACACTTGATTCTAGTACTTGGTGAAAACATGGATTTGGGTGGCGACGATGCTGGTGCAAGAAACGGTACTGGTAAAACTACAATTATTAATGCATTATCTTATGTATTTTTTGGTGAAGCACTAACTCATATTAAAAGAGACAATCTTGTTAATAAAACCAATAACAAAGATATGATGGTTTCTATAAACTTTGTAAAAAATAATGTAACCTATACAATTGAACGTGGACGAAAACCTCAAATATTAAAATTTTATGCAAATAATATTGAACAAAATGTAGATTCAAACGAGGCACAAGGAGAAAATAAAGAAACACAAAAAGAAATAAACAGATTACTTGGTATGACTCATGCTATGTTTAAAAACATAATTGCGTTAAACACATATACACAACCATTTCTTGCAACTAAACAAGCAGAACAAAGAGAAATTATTGAACAATTGCTTGGTATAACTTTATTAAGTCAAAAAGCTGACTTACTTAAAGAACAACAAAAAGCAACTAAAACAGAATTATCCGAAGAAAAAATTAAAATTGATTCGCAAATTGCATCTAATGAAAAAATACAAGAATCAATTGAATCATTAAAAATAAGAAGTAATGCTTGGCAAACACAAAAAGAGGAAGATAAAACAGGTTTTTCAAAAGCAATTGCAGAACTTGAAAAAGTTGATATTAATAAAGAACTAAATGCACACAAAAAACTTGCAAAACATACTGATGATGTAAAAACACTAAGAAGTTTGGAAAAAGAAAAAGCATATCATGAAGATTCTTTAACTAAAGCACAAACACAAGTTGAAAAAACTGAAAAGGACATTGAATTTGCCAACGATGCTAAATGTCCAACGTGTGGACAAGATCTACGTGATGACAAACACAAACATTTAGTAAATGAACTAAATTCTACACTAACTGAATCAAAACAATATGCGGAAAAACTAAAAAGTGATCTTGTAAATGTGCAACAAAATGTTACTGCAATAGGAGATCTTGGTATTATACCTGACACATATTACGACACCATTGATGAAGCATATAATCATAAAAGTTCTTTATCAGATTTAAAAAGACAACTAAAACAAACAGAAACTAAACACGATCCTTACGAAGAACAAATTATTGAATTAAACAAAAGTGCTATTCAGAAAATTAGTTATGTAAAAGTAAACGAAATGGAAGACTTATATAAACACCAAGACTTTTTATATAAATTGTTAACTGCAAAAGATTCGTTTATAAGAACAAGAATTATTGAACAAAACTTAACTTATTTGAACCAACGATTAGCATATTATTTAGGACAGGTAAGATTACCACATACAGTTACTTTCCAAAGTGACTTAACTGTACAAATAGAAGAATTAGGTAGAGAATTAGACTTTGACAATTTAAGTAGAGGCGAAAGAAACAGATTAATATTAAGTTTAAGTTGGGCATTTAGAGATGTTTGGGAAAGCCTTTATCAACAGATCAACTTATTGTTTATTGACGAACTTGTAGACGCCGGTATGGATATATCTGGTGTTGAATCAGCCATGGCAGTATTAAAAGACATGAGCAGAACACAACAAAAGAATATTTTCTTAATATCTCATAAAGATGAACTGATTTCTAGGGTAGATTCAGTACTAAAAGTGGTAAAAGAAAATGGTTTTACCAGTTATGCTAATGATGTTGAAATAATTGTTTAGATTTTACTTGACAAACTCATATCATACGTGCTTTAATTACAGATATGTTAATTAACTATACAAAAGGACAATAAATTATGTCACAAACACACGAATCAATAATGGCGGAGATTCAAAACTACTCTGAGGAGAACCAAAAGTTCACAGAGAAAGGTGTTAAGGCAAGTGCCACTAGAGCTCGTAAAGCATTAGCGGCTTTGTCAAAACTAATCAAAGCTAGAAGAAAAGAAATTCAAGAGGCAAAGAACGCGGCAAAAAAAGCGGCGTAATTTACTAATTGGATCCAATTAAGGAAGCCTCTGCTTTTTAAGTGGAGGCTTTTTCTTTTAATATACCTTTGGTTGTTTTTTCTCGAAGTATTCCAGACCCGTGTATTCTTACACGAATATGACCATTATAGTAATCATCTGATTCTAAAACTTTACGTGCAAATTGTTCTCTGGCTTCTATGTATGAAAGTTCTGCTTTTGATTTACAATAAAAAAGTATTTCTCTTTTAAAATTATGTTTACCAAGTCTTTTAATATCAATAGTTAAGTTATCACTACTACCATAGTAATCTTCCCAATCACTATTAACCTTGTACCTACGTTTATTTCTTCTACCTTTTAATGGCGGACGTGATCTTTTAAACTTTGCTAATTTTTTGCCTATGTACATCCTACCATTAGTTGTATTTGTTATTTGATAAACAAACCCAACACAGTCTTCTGGTAATTTTTTAACAGGGTTTTCTTGGTACATCCAATTCATAAACATATTTAAAACTCGTAAAGATTGACAAGATTTTTATTTCTATGCTATATAGTAGTGATGGGCAACAGCATCCATCCACTAGGCAAATCATATCTACTTTATATAAAACAGCATTGAGGTCGCATCTTGCGATCAGATCTTGCTTGTAGAAAAAGGCAATGATGGGGCTATGAGAAAAAGCACCCCCAGGTTTGTGTGAGATTATCGTATAAAGATTACACAAATTCGCGTTGGAAAGAACGAGCTAATGGGTACAGCACAACCGCCCAGTTACGACAGCGATATACGGTGACTATAAACTCAGCACATGGGTAAGTCGTTCTGCTAGAGATAGCAGAACTATGACTAACATCTAGCACATAGGACGCATATTGCGTTTATTTTTAGAGCATAGCGTAAATTAGAAATAAACTGAGCGTAGCGAAAGTTTAGATGGCTGTAAGCCATCTTTAATGAATGGAATCGCCGGGAACAATGATTACAGCTGAAAAGCCAACCCCCGGCTCTATACTTTTTGCCTGCGAATTCCATTGTAGATACTTATTGTGAATTATTCTTCGTCTTCTTCTTTAGACTCGTCTTTAGTTTCTTCTATTGTACCGTGAGTTGTAATATACTTTTCTATTTCTTCATCAATTTCTTTTTTAACAACTTTATTTTTATCTTTAAGTTTTTCTTTTAATATTGTAATTTCTTTATTTTGTTCTTCTATTTTTTTTCCTATACTACTAACATCTGACGTTGCGTGTTCTAATTTAATCATAACAGTTTTAATTCGAGACTCTTTTTGTTTAATAGTCTTAAGGAGGTCCTCTTTCTCATCAGAGAGGTCCTTAATTGTAGATTTGAGCTCTTGAATAAGATCTCGTTCAGACATATATCGTATAATTATCCTGATTTTTTAGTACCATTATAGTATAATATAATATTCTAGAAAAAAGGTTGACCGGTTTTTTTGGTAGTTTCCATGTTTTCTTTTACCAATTGAGCCACTATTTGCCGTTCTGTGGGGGACATTGCCGCGGCTTCTGAATACGTAACTCCTCCACGCATAAACCAACATACTTTAAAAAGATCATGTCGTAATGCTTTAGTTTCATCTTCCATCTTTTTTAATGTGATAATAATGTCAGATTCCGATTGTGACAATAATGTTATACGAAAAAATTTGCAGTATCAAATGTTACCGGCACTTCATAAGTGACAGGAGCGCCTTTTTTGATCTGCTCATCGGTTGCTTTCAATTTAATAGGTTTAACTGCACCTTGAGATCTTAATTCAATCAATTTATCTTGTAATTCTTTTATTAGTACTGCATTTGCGTTTTCTACAAACTCTTTTATTTGTGCCGGATCTGTAACTTCAGCACCTTCAGTTGTTGTTATTTTAGAAATATTTTTTAATAATATGGTATGGCTTAATTCTGTTAATGCTTTGAAACTTTCATTAAATCTTTTTACTTTCTCTTCCGGTGCCATGTCTGTATTTTGTACTGTTGAATATAATTTTTGTTGAGTAAATGTTTTAAGAGCAGTAGTAGTCATGTCTTTATATGTTAAAGGCCTTACTGCAATTTTTAATCCATCTTTTAATTCAATATCATTGTTTACCTCCGTAGTTTTAATTTGCTCTAACAATGCTGGTAAGTTTAATGTATGCGATGCTTTTTCGGTTGTTCCAGGAACATTAAAATTAATATCCATAGTTTCACCATATGTGGCAATACGTATTGCTATTAATATTGTATCTAAATCATAATTGCTTATTTGCCATGCATCTTTAATTTCTGGAATACAACTCTGGATTACATCTACCATGCCTTGACCATTCATTAATGCATCTGGTGTTTTAAATATAATTTCATCGCGAGCAGTCATTGGTTGTACACCTACCTCTCCTGTTTGAGATGGTATTAATATGTGTGGAGGATAATTTCCACCCGAAGGTAACGTAACAAATACAGCAGGCTGTCTAAAATACTTGTTTAATGGGTTTGCGTTTTCTGGCATTTTTTATATCTATAAATATACATTAATTGCGTATATATGTCTATATTTATATGCGTACATAATGATAGGAATTAAAACCATATGGCGGAATTTAGTACAGATGAAATAGGCAAATTAGCCGAGGCAATGGCGAAGGCCGTTGAAGGTAAAACAACCCGTGAAGAAAAACGAGCGGCTATAGAAGAACTTGCCCAAACAAAAGAAGGTAATAAATTACATCGGTTGAGTAATAAAGAACAACAAACTCTTTTAAAACAACTTAAAGCATTAATAAAAACTTATCCTGAATTAGCTAAAGATACAAAAGCAATTTCTGAAAGATTTTCTGATCTTGAAGACAATTTAAGAGCAGTTAGATCTAGTTTAAGAGGATTTGGTTCAGCCGCATATACAGGTACAGGATCAATAAGTGAATTTACTGAAAATTTACGAGGTAGCAGTGAAGTTTTAAATTTTGTTGCAGACCTTGGTAAAACATTTGACATTAATGCTGAAACATTTCGAGGATTAGCTGAAGTTGGTGGTAACTTTAATCAATCTATTGTAGAAATGAGAAGAGCCGCGGCATCTGCCGCTTTGCCACTGGACGATTTTGCCGCCCTAGTTAGAGATAATGCAACAACACTAGCCGCTCTGTATGGTTCAACTACAAGAGGTGCTATGGGTATTGCTGGATTGTCAGAAGCATTAAGAACTGAAGCTACACCAGAATTAGCTAGTTTAGGTTTTACAGTTGATGAAATAAACGAAACACTATTAGCAAATTTAGATAGACAAAGAAGAACAGGTATTTTTGATAGATTAACTGACAAGCAAAGAATTGAAAGTGCTGGACAGTTTGCAAAAGAACTTGATAGATTAGCAAAACTTACAGGTCAACAAAGAGCAGAACTTCGTGCTCAACTTGACCAACAAGCCGCTAATGCTAGATTTGCCGCTTTTATAAGAACACAAGACGATGACACTCAAAGAAGGTTGTCAGGATTTGCCGCAACAATAGGAGCAGTGTCTCCAATGTTAAGTGAAGGTATGCAAGACATAATTGCTAATGCCGGAGTACCTGTAACTGAAGCTGGTATGCAACTTGTACAGAACTTTCCAGAAATGCAAAGTGTTGTTAGGTCATTAATTGCTGGAACAATAAACTCTGAGCAGGCTTTAATGCAAATGAGAGACCTTTCAGTTAAATCATTAGATAGATTTAGTGCGGCGGCGGCGACAGGACAAGTAGAATTCTTAAATTTAACACCTGGTATTGTTAACTTGGCTGGATTAACATTAGAATATGGCAAAGTACTTGATGAACAAGGTAACGTTGTAGCAGGTGGTACATCTGCATTAATGCAATTTCAAGAAAATGCAAAAAGATTATCAGCGGCAACACAAAGTTTAGAAACAGGATTTTATAGTATGTTAGGTTCGTTGGGTGGAGAAGGAACTACTAGTGTAGTAGGTGCTATAGGAAAAATGTCTGACAATTTTGTTAAAGGTACATCAGATTTTACAAAAGCATTATTATATGGTACAAAAACTCTTACAGGAATGGGATTAAATTTATTAAAAAATACACTACCAACATATATGGCAGTTTATAAAGGAACTAGAGATGCAAATCTAGTATCTGGTGGTGGTGGAATGTTTGGTGGCTTTGGAAAAAAAGCAGGCGGATTTGCAAAAGGTGTTGGAAGAAAACTTCCTATGCTTGGAGCAATTGGAACAGCAGGCATGAGCATCCATGGAATAGTTGATGATGACCCAACAAACGATAAGTCATCATGGGCAGGTATAGCCGGATCAGTACTTGGAGGAATAGCTGGAGCTATGTTAGGTGGACCAATGGGAGCAATGGTTGGTGCAACATTAGGAAACATGGCTGGATCAACTGTTGGTGGAATGTTTAGTGGTGATGGTAAAGCAATCGGTGGGGATATGACTGCTGGAAAATCATACATAGTAGGTGAAGGTGGACCAGAATTGGTAGAACCATCTGTGGCAAGTACGGTTACATCAAACGCAAACCTATCTAACGCATTAGACTTTACACCATTAGATAATAAACTAGCCAGCGTGGTAACAGAATTAATCACTACAAATAAAAGTCTCAAAGAAATGGGAGAAGGCGTAAATATGCTTGTAGGCGTTAATAGCAAGATTTTGCGATCTAGCGAAGGTCAGTTAAGAGTACAAAGAAATGTGACTGGCAATGTTCTTTCAGCATAAATGTCTTGCTGTTTACCTTAAAAAAGTGTAATATAAACTATGGCTTGGAAAAAATATTTTAAAGATGCGAACTTATCTCCAATTTCTGGAGAAAGAGTGCCTAACTTTGCAAAAAGAAACTATTCATCATATCTACCTGATGTTTATACAGGACATCCAAATAGAATACAAAGATATTTTCAATATGACCAAATGGATTCAGATAGTGAAATTAATGCGGCACTAGATATCCTAGCAGAATTTTCAACACAACAAAATAAAGAAAACGAAACACCATTTGATATAGTGTTTAAAGATGAAACAACTGAACACGAAGTTAAACTTTTAAAGAAAGCACTTCAACAATGGACTTTAGCAAACAAATTTAATAAAAGAATTTTTAGAATATTTAGAAATGCTCTAAAATATGGAGATTGTTTCTTTGTAAGAGACCCAGAAACACACAAATGGTTATATATGGATCCATCAAAAATTGACAGAATTATTGTTAATGAATCTGAAGGCAAAAAACCCGAACAATATGTTATAAGAGATATTAATCCAAACTTACAAAAACTATCTGTAACATCAATAACACCAAATCAAACTTATGGAGGTGGTGGAACCACTGGTGGTGGTACTGCAGGATACTCACAAAGTTATGCAGGTGCTGGCAGAGGTTCTGATATGTCGGGTTTTGCTGGAGCAACAGGTGGACGTTTCTACAGAACAATGAATCAATATGCCATTAATTCTGAACACGTTATTCATATGTCAATGTCAGATGGCTTAGACAACTTATTTCCTTTTGGACAATCAGTTTTAGAACAAGTTTTCAAAGTTTACAAACAAAAAGAATTATTAGAAGACGCAATTATCATTTACAGGGTTCAAAGAGCACCTGAAAGAAGAGTATTTTATATTGACGTAGGTAATATGCCAACACACTTG